CGAAAGTGAAAGCGTAGTCAAATCACAAACACGCCAGCCGCCTCCCGCTCTTGTTCAAGTCTCGCTAAAAAAGCATCAGCGCGATGTTGCGCCTCCGCTTCGTCCGCAAGCTGGTCAAGCTCGGCATCGGTCAACGTATCCGTCATAACATCGAATGGAATATCCATTTGCGTTGATAATTAACGCTCAACTTTTAATTGTCAATCCGATAATGTAATTGACTTGCGTTAGTGTTTCGTGCATAGGAACGCGGAAATGGCCGTTCAAACCTTAATGCAGATGCCCGACGTTATTGAGTGTGGCGATACGCTCCGCGTCCAGCTTGGTTTCGGCAACTATCCGCCCGCATCGTATTCCGCCGCGCTCAAGTTCAACATCGCAGGCACAGCGCCAACTAGCGTTGCTGGCACGGCGGCAACTAGCACGGATTTCCTTTTCGTTCTTTCCGCCGGAACTAGCGCGGCAATGGCGGCGGGAAGCTACGACTACGCGATCCGCGTCACGGAGACATCCAGCGGGGAAACAGCGACAGCGCAGACGGGCACAATCACGTTCCTTCCGAACCTTGGCGCAACGCTGACAAAATCCACGGTTGAACAGCAATACGACGCTGCAAACACCGCGCTTCTCTCATTGTTGGCCAACAAAAACAGCAGCGTTTCGTTTAATGGGCAATCTTTCACGAAGGAAAATCAAATGTCCCTTGTGGACATTATCTCGCGCCTCAAAGCAAGGCTAGATGCCGAGCGAGCACAGCAAGCGGGACTGCGAGGGCAAGGCAAAACGCGCTCAATAGCTCCATTCTTCCAATAATATGCCAGCCAAAACGAAAACCCGACAAGTCAAAGTGACGGCAGCGCAGGAAAAGCCGCTTGTGCGTGATTATACCGCGCTGATGGCACAGTTGAAAAAATTGTCGCCCGATTGGAGTGTGAACAATATCTCGATGGAGTCGGATATTTTGGCGAATCAGTTGGATTTGCTGAATTACTCCCGCGACTTGTGGAAAACCAACCCATATTTGCAAGCCTACGGCGACGAAATGGCGGTAAATGTCCACGGGCCGCAAGGCATCCGCCTTCGCATGAAGATTCAAGAGGAGTCGGATCGCGTAGTTCACGCCACCGAGGAAAAGGAAAAGATTCGCGGTCATTGGCAGCGTCGGGATCGCGTGAACAAGCATCTTGTCAAGAAAGGCGAGCGCCCGATTTTCGTGAAGCCATACGAAGAGAAGCGCGACAAGGCCACAATCAAAGCAGGAGCGCCAGACATTTTCGCCAACACCTATATTGAGCGCGCATGGCTGGATTGGCAGCGCAAAGAAAACTGCACCATCACCGGGCGACTTAGCTACAACGAAAGCCGGATGTTGCGCTTGCGTTCGTGCGCCCGCGACGGTGATCACTTTATCCGATTTCTGCGCGATAAATCCTATAAATATGGAATCAAGATTCAGCACATCAACACGGAATGGTGCGATTGGCGGCTGAACCAAAAGATACCGCAAGGACAACCCGGCGCAGGCAACACTATCCGCATGGGCGTCGAATACGATGCCAGCGGGCTTGTGCCGGTTGCGTATCATTTCCGCCGCCCATCGTTCAATCAATGGCAAGGCGTTGTGCCAGTGTCTTACGGCACGAACGGAAAAGACACGCACGAACGCATTTTAGCCGACGATATTATCCACTACGCGAAGTTTGACAACAACTCCGACATCAGCCGCCCCGTTCCTTGGGCGACGGCGATTATGAGCAATGCGCGCCAGTTCCAGAAATACACGGAGGCGGCAGTTGTCGCGGCTCGCGTCGGCGCGTGCTCAACTACTTTCTTTGAGTCCGAGCTAGGCGGCGAAGATGGAGTGAGCGCGGCAACGCCTGACCCGCGAGACGTCAACGCGCTAATGATGCAGATGAACCCCGGCGCAATGATAGGACTACCACCCGGAATCAAGGCGAAGATCAACAACCCGAACAATCCCAACCGCGCTTTTGGCGAGTTCCGCAACGAATCTTTACGCGAGTTCTGTGCGGGATTGCCGGGCGCATCGTTTCCTGTCATCGGTCAAAACTACGCTGAAATCAATTTTAGTGCGGGCCGATTAGATCGCCTCTCGACAACTGGCGCGTGGCAAATGCTCCAAGAGTTCGACATTGAAATGGCAGAACGTCGCATCTTTGAAGAGTGGTTGAAAATGGCGCTCATCACGCAAGCCGTGAAGCTGCCAATCTCCAAGTTTGAGAAGTTCAACAAGCCGCATTTCCAAGCGCGACGTTGGCCGGGCGTTGACCCGATGAAGGAAGTCAACGCAGCAGCCTCCGCAATCTCCAATAAATTCACCTCGCGCACCGCAGTCATTGAAAGCGGAGTGTGCGGCGAGAGCGGCGACTTTGAAGATACCATCATCCAACTGGCCGAGGAAGAAATGATGTTGGAAAGCCTTGGTATGTCGTCCGCTACCACGGCGGACACAATGGAGCAATCCGATAAACCCGCAGAGGAACTAGACGATGAAGATTCAACCGCCACCGAACCAGAACCGAAAGTCGAAGAACAAGAGGAAGATTAAATTTCAGCCAATCCCGAAACCATTACTCACGCAAGAAACCAAACTCCTAACACGATGAAAACTCTCAAGATTCCAAACCAACTATTCCGCGAAGGGATGTCACAAGTTGACAACGGCACTTTGCGATTGAGTATTTGCAGCGATCAACCGTATCTCCGCTATAATTGGGCAGACGGCGAGCAATACTATGAAGTGCTCGATCACAGCGAGGGAAGCATTGACTTGTCCCGACTTAGTAACGGCGCGGCATTGCTGTTCAATCACAAGCGCGACATTCAAATCGGCCTCATTGATTCGCCCTCGATTGAAAACGGGCGTTGCTATGTCAATGCCAAGTTATCAAACGCGCCCGATGTTGCCAGCTACAAGACTCGCGTTGAGGAAGGCATCTTGAAAGACACATCCATCGGCTACGAGGTCACGGACGATGGCACGCAGATTGGAGAGATTGACGGCATACCAGCATACAAATTCAAGTTCGCCATTCACGAAGCATCCTTAGTGACTATTCCCGCCGATCCTACGGTGGGCCTTGGACGATCGCGCAGCGAAGAGCCGAAGGGCGGACTAAAAGAAATCAGCATCGGCGTGAAAAAGGATATTGACTTAACGCAAGTAAGTTGCAATAAGCCGTCCATGACCAAGGAAAACGAAGTCGCAGAACCGCCAGCGGAAACACCAGCCACAGTTGAAACTCCAGCTCCAGAAGTTGTGGAAGCTCGCGTTGAAGTTGTAGTTGAACCACCCATTGAGACTCCCGCGCCAGAACCAACCGCAGAGGAAGTGAAAGCAGCCGCCGTGACTGGCGAACGCACCCGCGTTGCTGAACTCCGCAAGTGGGCAAAAGACATTTCCGCGCTTCGCCACATTGACCTTAACGACGCGCTCTTTAATCACATTGAGGAAGGCAAATCACTTCCTGAGTTCAAGGAATGGGTGCTCGAAAACGAGTTCAAATCCAAACCAACCGCTTTTTCGTCCGAAACCAGCAACGCCAACACGCTTTCGCGTTCAGCGTTCTCCGCGCTCTCTCCCGCCGAACAATCGGCACATTGCGCCGCGGGCGGGCGAATCAAAGACTAACCAATCCAGTTTACACTCACTCACACAACTCTTAAATAACTAACTCAAATGCCTAATACGCTTTCTAACCTGATTCCTTCCGCTTACCGCGCACTTAATGCTGTGTCGCGTGAACTGGTTGGCTTCATCCCATCCGTTCAACTTGACCCTAGCGCCGAAATGCTCGCCGTTGGTCAAACGATCTACATCCCGCAAGCCCCTGTCAACTCGGCTGGCAAAGACATTACGCCCGCAATGGCGTTCCCAACTGCCGCCTATCAAACCATTGGCAGCAAATCGCACTCGCTCACCAAGCAGCGCGCTTTCCCGTTCTCTTGGCAGAACGAAGAGCGCAAAGCATTGGACGCTGGCCCCGGCTATCTTTCCATTAACGAGCAGCAGATCGCGCAAGCAATCCGCGCTTGCGTCAATGAAATGGAAGTTGACATTGCAGTTGCAGCTAAAAATGGCGCATCCCGCGCTTTCGGCGCAACCGCTGGCACGGCTCCCGTTCTGGCTGATTGGGCGCAGGCCAAAAAGATTCTCGACGACAACGGCGCGCCTTCCACGGATCGCACCAGTGTTTTTGACACCACGGCTGGCGTTGCGCTCCGTTCGACCAGCAACCTTTACAAAGTGAACGAAGCTGGCGACGGCGGAAGTCTGTTGCGTCAAGGTTTGCTCGGCAACCTTTTCGGCTTTAATCTCCGCGAATCCGCGCAGATTCAGACGACCACGAAAGGCACGGCATCAAGCGCCACCACGGACAACGCGGGCTACGCAGTCGGCGCAACCGTCCTCACGCTCGCCTCGGCTGGAACTGGAACCATCCTCGCGGGCGACATCATCACCTTTGCTGGCGACAGCAATAAGTATGTCGTTGCAAGCGGCGATGCCGATGTTTCCACCGGCGGCACAATCACACTGGCAGAACCCGGCCTGCGCGTTGCAATGAGCGCGGCAACCAAGGCGATTACCGTCTTTGGAACCAGCGCCCGCAACACGGCTTTCAGCCGCAACGCAATCCTCCTGTCCACTCGCCTTCCCGCAAGCGTGCAGGGCGACTTGGCAACTGACCGTCAAGTTATCACCGACCCCGTTAGCGGAATCTCGTTTGAGCTTTCCATGTATCCCGGCGACCGCATGGTTCACTACGAGGTTGCCGCTTGCTGGGGAGTAACTGTTATCAAACCAGAGCATCTCGCAATCATTGTTGGCTAATAACGGCCCGCATTAGCAGCTTCAAAAGGGCCGCGCCTCGTAGCGATACGGGCGCGGCCTTTTCTCTAAAACCATGAGCCAAATCACATCAGCATTTGATGAACTTGTGACTTCAATTAACGCCGCTCGCGGATCTTCGCCAACGCTGACCATCGGCGCAATCACCGTTACCAGCATCCTTGTTGGCGACAACCCGATTGACCAACAGATATTTGACGGCGCGCTAACCGACCCAGACGGGCCGCAAATCAGCAGCAAGCTATCTTCGTGGTCAACCGTGCCGACTAAAAACGATACCGCAGTCCTAGCGGCATCAGACGGCGCAAACGGCACGTATGACGTAATGGATACCAACATTCACGACGGCATGATTTACATGAAACTTGGCAAGCGCGCAGGCTTATGAGCAACTTCGCTGAATACGACATTGAGCGCATGGTGATTACAATTCTCGCCGCGCAGACGGATTTGCCAGCCGCATTGCACCGCGACGTTGACGACGGCGCGGATAAGGACAGGATTATTGTCAGTTGCGACCCCCGCGAGGTTGAGCTTGGCAACCGCGACGAAGGGCAGGCGCCTTCACGATGGGGCGCAGATTTGACCGTTGAAATGCGACTTGCCAGCATTACCGACATGGCAAAGCTCCAACTATGGAGCACGGCTATTGACGCAGCTTTTGCGGGTTCAGTTCCCGCCGCGACTACATCTCTTTTTAACACGCTTTACGGTTCTTCGACTGGATACTTTCAAATTCGCGTAGCAGACGGAGGCAGCAGACAGGGGTCGGGTTCGCAAGTGCGCGAATGGTCACGAACATTCCGCGTAGTTACGTCTTGACTTGATGCAAGTAAGTTGCAATAAGCAACGCTAGAAACCAATTACAACCAATCCGCATGAAACTCTTAACTCTTTTTTACTTACCATGACTATCATCGGAGCCGCAGGCCCAACACACGGAATCCCATCTGACGAGACGGGCATACTCATCAAATCTCTTGGACTCAGCTTTGAACCTGAGTTCATTGACCCGCTCACAAACCGCGAGGGCGAGCGCATCAACGAAGCGCGAGGCGCAGCTTGTAGCAAAATTAGCGTGACTGGAGAAACTAACGTCGCCACCGCTTCGGGCCTGTTGCTTGCGACATTCGCCGGAGCAATAGCCAGCGGACTTAGCAACACTATGGGCATGGCCGGAGCAACCGCCAACGGGCTTTTGGAAAACGCGGGCGGCTTGTATATGAACAGCGCAAAAATCGATCAATCCGCCACTGGTTATAAAACTTTCTCGGCAGAATACCAGCAATACGCAGGCATCGCCTAAACCAAAAACAAAGGCCGTGCGTGGCGGCATCAATAATACCACGCCCCTACCAATCAAACCAATGGATCAGTTTTTCTCTACGCCCTCGACACCGCTCGCAATCACGCTTGAGCTTCTGGGCGTCCCGTGGGTGAATCCGCAATTCCCGTGTGCGATGACTTACACAGACAAGTTTCTTGCGGAGCACAAGCGGCATCTTGTCAGCCGTGGCAAATGGGAGACGGAAACACCATTCACGCCGCAGGACGCGCAACGACTCGACCTCGTAGATCAATGCACTTACTTTTTCCAGAAAACCCCGTTGCTCGAAGTGGTATTGAAAGGCTGGGAAAAAGGTTGTCAGGCGATCAAAAACACTGAGTTTCGCATGGAGATTGACACGATCCAAGAGGAAGAAGCGGCTACATTGCTCGCAATCGCCCTTGGCCCGAACGGAAAGCGCGCCCGCATGATCGGCATGATGAAAGGAGCAGTCGCAAAGCTAGCCGTGCAATCTGACAACGGCGACTGGACATTTTTTGGCAAAGACGCCAGCGCAGAGACAATTCAACATCTAACCCAATAAAACCAATATGGAAACACTTACAGACGACAACGCACCATCAACTCC